TAATTCTTAACTACACCTGTTTGTTTACCATCTCGACCTTCTATAGATTCGCTTTCTGCAAAACCTGTGCCTGATATCGTATCGACTATTAGTGTTAGACCATTAATAACTTTTATCTTCGCAACTGAACCGTTTGTTTTACCATAGATGTATTCACCTACTTGAAATGGTTCTGTTGGAGATTCTTGTAATAGTTTTGATGTTTCAATATCAGGAGCGGCAGGGTCGGTACCTCTTTCGATTAATATCTTAGATTCCTCTAATGAGGTACCGTCCTCTAACCTGACGCCCTCTAAATCGCCTTGCGATTCGAGGACTATTATTTCGGATTCTAGGTACTCGAAATACGCTTGTAAGAAATCTTCAAAGAAAGGTGAATCTTCTCTGATATGTTCAGGAAGAAGACTCGGTAATCTTGTCGATAATCTATCTACAATGTGTTTTTCGTGTGCCATTAAATTATCCTATTAGATGCCTGCTACAGAAGAGTTAGTTCCGACTATGCTTAGTGGATACCAAACTAAGTCTGAATCTGACCCTAATGCAATCAATACACATGCCCCACCAGTCGCTAATACGATGTGTGGTCCTGAACCTGTTGAAGTCCAAGAGTTAACAGTAATGTCAACATTTTGTGCAACTGCATCATCTTTTCTTACGATGATTTTGATTTGACCAACTGAAGCGCCATCAGCTAAAGTCATTGCAACATCTGAACCACTTTGACCTGTAATATCAATCAAAGATACTGCTTCAGTTGCTGAAACTACTGATGAAGATTCGTCTAATGCTTCAACATCATCGAATGCAATGTAAGTTGGAAGATTGTTAAACATTCTTGCCAAACTCATTTTTTTGTTAACAGGTGTTCCAGATGGATTGTCAACGATGTGTAGTAAATCTACTGCGTTTACATCACCAGCCTGTATCTCTGTTAATGCTGTTATTTTCTTATCTGCCATTTTAGTTTCCTCCTATAAAAACCAAGTTAATGGAATGCTACTTACGGTAAATGCCGTAATCACTTTACTCATATTAATATGATGTGCTTGATGTAGAGTTATACCCTATACCAGCACTACTTTCACCACTTGAAATGGTGTCAACCTCACCTGATACTTTTATGTCATCGACACTGATGTCAATCAAAGAACCTCTGATTGCAACAACATCGTCACTTTCTGGTATCACGGTGAAATCGATTGATGTATCACTGTTTACTGTTGAGGTAAACTTAATGGCATCAATCGAAACTTTACCACTGGCGTAATCTATTGTGCCAGCAGATGAATCTGCGATGACTCTCTGACCTGATGCGAGACTATATCGTCTAACATTGCCTGAACCGTCATCATCAAAGAAGTATGTATTTACAGAATCGCCATCTACTTTGAAACCCGTTGATACTAAAATACCACCTGACATTTTGTTATGTCCGTCATGTGGGTGATAGAATGAGTTTCCGAAATTGACAACTAAACCTTCTGAGAAATTTAATTTTACATCTTTCTTTTTTCTTAATCTTATGTTTGTTATGTTTGAAAGAATAGAATCGTTTATCTCGTCAATCGCCTTAACAAGATTTGAATGTCTAAAGATTGCATCAAAGTTGTTAAGATTTGTATTATCGAAATTGACGATACCTGTTCTTACTAATTGTTCTAATTCTCCTCTTGAAAGAGTTGTGTCATTCTTATTGTATTTGAATACTGTTGATATAAGAATCTTAACTATCTCTGCATCTTTGATAACAGGTCTAACAGTTAACATGTTCAACTGATTTAGTTTATTTTGAACTTCTACTTTTTCTGTTTCAGATAGATAGTCTGAGTTTTGTGGTTTAAGTGATATGAATACTTTACCATATTCAGGTGGGTCATTGTCTTCGCCACCCCATACTGCAACTGCATCAGCATTCGGATAATACTCTTGCACTTTTGCTTTGTAGTCATTCAATGTGACTAATCTGTTTTGTGATGTATAGAATTTTGTTGCCTTAAACTTGATTGAATCGATTGATTCTTTTTCTGCACCACCTGATGAGTTTGATAATGTTGTGATTGATGCGTTTGTAAATCCATTGATGTTATCTACCATTGAAAATATCTTTGCACCATCGGCATGAAAATCATCAACTACGATATATGTAATATCAATTGTATCACCATCTAGTAGTTCTTTACCTAAGACACCATCACCAAAATAAACCTCTATGAAACCTTCTTCGTTTTCTTGGGTATAGAATACTCTAGTTGAACTTGTTATTGTAGATACATCAGTTGACAATGAAAATTTGTTTGAGAAACCACCTGATGTGACTGACACTTCTAATTTAGATTTATCAACTCTTGCATTTGACAAAACAAATTTAGAGTTTTTAATTTGACTATCGAATACGAATGTATCTGTTATGTATTGACCTTGAACTAAGTTTATATTTTCATATTTAAAATTCAAACCATCTCTTGTTGGTATAATTGAATCTGCATTCACATAGTTATATGATACGCCATCATAGACTGAAACAAAATTATGACCTCTAGCAAGTCTCATCTGGTCACCTGTAGGGATTGTGCCATCGATGTTTCTTATATTGTTCATTGCTAATTCTACAATAGCAGTAGATGCTTTTTCTGATGCAGGTGTAAACCCTAAATCTTTTGCTCTTGATACTACATTCTTACGAATCTGTGCTGAGTCTAAGAATAACTCTGAAGCGGCGATGTTTGTGTTGACACCACCGATATGTGATGCATACGCCAACATATCAATAAGAACTGACATGTTTGAACCTTCAAAGTCATAGTCTTTAAATTTGTCTTGACCTTTGAGATATGTTTTAATATTATCGACTATATCGTCAAAGTCTAAATCGGTTGCGTTTATTTGTGAACTTTTTACTGCCATTATCGTACCCTACTTACGGTAAAATCTACTTGTTGACCTGGTAGACCGTTTTTTATTGAATAGAATACTCTGACATCTAAGTTGTTTCTCTCGACTGGTGAAACATCAACCTTTATGTTAAATATTCTAGGTTCGTATATTTTTAATACCTTTTCTAAATTGTTTTTAATTCTTCGACCAGCACCAACAGTGTCTAATTCGAATAATTGTTGTCTAAGATTACCACCGAAGTTTGGTCTAAATGGTCTCTCATAGTGATTTGTTAATAAGATATTTCTCACTGCTCTCTTAATTGCATCTGAATCTTTCTTAATTGTAATGTCGTTTGTGACAGGATGAGATGTAAACATTATGTCAAGGTCTGAATAAGCGTCCTTAACTGCTGTTGTCTTAGAATTCGGTTTTGTGTAATCTCTAGAGTTTGCCATTTAACTATTTATAACATTCCTAATAGTGTTTAATGCCTGAATATAGAAATAAATGCACCTTGTGCTGGTGGATTACGAAATACAACTGAGTTACCAGACTTATACACTTGCCCAAAACCACCTACACCGAAATTTTGTCTTACACCATCTACGAATACATACAATGACCCACCTGTTGTTGGGGCGGCATATGTATCTTCACCATCAATTGCATCGAATGTGTTAACATCACTATCATCGTTTTTAAAACTCTCTTTTGAGAATAGACCTTGAACAGTCTTAACATCTTTTTTAGTGCTTTCTATAACACCTTCAATATCTGGCATCTTAATATTGATATCAAACTTCATTCCTAGTAATTTAAGAATATCACAAAATGTCAGGAAGAGGGGTTTAAAAATTTTACCCAAACCAATTGCATTTAAGAACTTCTTAACTATCTTGACCCATGCAAATAGAATTTTCTTATGCCAATTTGCTTTGAAATCTTTTAATTCAAGAGCAAAGTCAGCGATTTCTTCTTCTATAGAAGCTGCTGTTGATTCAATCTTATCACCAATAATTTTTCTAAGGTCAAAACCGAAAATACTGATACCTTCGATAGAATCTCTTACAGCAGTATGAAATTCATTGACTTCTTTAAGTAAGTCTTCTTCTAATAATCGTTTTTCTTCTTCTAGTTTGTCTAATTCTTCTGAAAACTTTACATGGTCGTCCATCGAAATGTCTTTGTCATCTAATTTCTTCTTTAATTCTTCTATTTGTTTGTTTATCTGTTTGATTTTTACTAATTGACCTGCTTTCGATGATTGAAACTTTGCTTTTATTGAAGCAATTTTCGCCTCTATCAATGCACCAATGTCTAAAGTCATTATTGAGAGTAATTCGCCAATAGGAATTCCTGGTAAACCAAGTAAATCCCAAATTTCTTTGAAAATACTAATCAATTTCTCAAATGCTTTCATATGAGCGTTCTGAATCCACTCTTTAATTTCTGTTTTGATGTATTTCCAGGTTAATTTTGCTTTTGCTTCAACATCAATAACTCCGTATTCGCCGTCAAACTGCCTTAACTCTTCTGGAATCATTTTGAAGAACTTATCAACCCACTCTTCTCTCTTTTTTTCTAAATCTTCTATCTCTTTTTTAAGAGTATCAATCTTCTCTTGCAACTCTTTGTCATCTGGCGTTGATTTTTGTTGTTCTTGTAAATCTGCTAACTGTTTTTTCTTTGCGATAATCTGTGTTAGATAGTTTTTACCTGCAATTTGGTCAATCAACTCATTTTTATAACTTGGCGAAGTGACAAGTTTGAGAATGTCAATCGATAAACCCATAATGCTAATTGTAAAATTAAAAGGCACTAACTTAGATACGAATTCTGCAATTTTTGTAGGTATGTAAGTATGAAACTCTTGTAATAATTCAGTAAAAGCATCTCTTGCTTCTTTTTGCCAATTACGAACTGAACCCTTTTGCCAAAATGGAGATAATATGTCTGCTAAGTCTTCGATGAATGCTTCAATATCTGCAATTGTTTCATCTATCTTTTCTTTAATCTCACCGAACAATACATTTTCAATATAGTTCTCTTTTGCTTTTATTTCTTCTTGTATCTTTGCGAGTTCTTCGGGGTCATCAATCGTCTTCATCTTCTCAGTCAATTCAGCAATCTCTTTCTCTTTCTCTGCTTTCATTTCTAAGACTTTAGCTTGCAACTTTCCTGGAATAGATGCTATCTCATTAAAGGTATTAATCAGGTCTGCTTTTGTTGGGAGAGAAAAGATGTCGCCGTCTGGACAATTAAATCCAGAAGGTATCGCTTCTTTTAAACTTGCTGTTGTGTTTGTTTCACTTGACATATCATGAATTCAATTTAAGGTCTTGGGCACTCAGTTTGATTGTTTTAGCAGACTTGATGTTAATGTCGTCACCTGCTTCTAAGTCAATCTTACCTGATGCATCAATCTTAGTATCATTATATGATTTGATATCTACTTTTCCATTTGCATGAATCTTCGCATCGCCCAATACTTTAATGTTTACTTTACCACCAATGTATACTTCATTGTTTTTACATATGACTGTATAATTATCATTAACTACTCTATGAATCTGATTACCATCTTTATCAATTTCATAGAATGTTCCTGTTCTATGTTCTAAAGATATTCTTTCATTACCTCTAGTATCATCTAATTCTAATATATGACCTGACTCTGTATAAAGCGCCTTGTTGAATGGATACATTGGCGTTGCATTTGACTTCGCTTCTTTTAAGTCATCTGATACTTCGCTCATATCTCGACCTGTGTAGATTGCATCGCCTGTTGAGAATACATTTATATCACTTGCATCAGTGACTAATGGATAATAAGGCAATGTTTTCTCTGACTCTTCAAATTCTGTTATCTTTGAACCTGCACCTGTGTATTCTATCTGAACTTCTTTTGGGAGTTGTGGTGAAGTTTCTAAAGACAATGAAAGAGCATTTGGTCTAGCGCCTGATGGTGGGTTTAAACCGTCATCAGTTCCTTCGTAATCAGATTGTGTTGCTCTTCTTGGGTCATTAAAACCTCTTAGTGGTGTCACTGTTCTGGATAACAACTCATCGGTCACTGTTTCTTTATAACCTTTTTGAGAGATACCTTGACCAACACCTAAAACTACAAAATCTTGTAAGTCGTCATCTCTAAAGTGACCATAGACTGTTGTGCCTTCAACTATAGAATGTTGAGTTCCGAATCCACCCAAACCTGCTGTTGTTGCTGGCATGATTACTTGCGACCAAGGTAAATCAGGCGTTGCAATTAGTGATTTGTTATCTGAATGCAAACCATGAACACGAACTCTAACACGACCAATCTTCAATGGGTCATTTCTATCTTCTACTATACCATAATAAAACATTACACTTCCTCAGGTTCACTTGTTTGACTTAATGGATTGTATGATTTAATATCTACACCATAACTCTCTTTGATTGTCTGCATTGTCACTGAACCTTTATTGTTAATAGGGTCAATGAAGAAAACAAGTTTACCAATTAAATATTTTCCGTCTTCTAGTTTATCACCGTCATCAGAATCAGTTTTGATTTCAGTTGTTGGTAATGTAAGTCTTACAACTGAACCAGCTGAGATATCACTTCTAAAAGGTATAGTCGCTTTGATAACATTCTGTTCAAATAAAGACATCAATGCTTTTCTTTCTAAGATACCTGTATCTCTATATTCGTCTCCTCTAGGTTGAGTTGTTGATTTATTATCTGTTGCATCAATCAACTTAGATTCATCTGAATAAGCATTCGTTGGGTTGACTCTATAATGTGTTTTAGATTCCCATGCTTGGTCAGGTGCAAGGTCTACAAATGCTTCTTTTGAATCAGGATTAGTTGTGACATCTAACATCTCTTCTGCTTCATATATAGTTTCTAATTCAGAAGCACGAATCAAAGGGAAACCTGATACATGAGCTGCCTTTCTATCAAAAACTTTTGATATAGAATATACATTCTCTTCTTCAAGTTTACGAATTGGGTCGTATGTTTTTAACATAGAAGCATACGCACCATCTTGAACACCTTTCATTGTATTGAACTTTTGTGGAAACTGATAATCTAAAATCTGACTATTCAAACCTACATCTGGTGCATTGATATCTATCTCTTCTGTATCTAATTTTGCGTTTCTTGGATAATAACTGAATCGTAATGGAAACTCCATTTCTCTACACATGGTGTCAAAAGATACAAATCTAAAACTACCGTTAAATGTTTGAAAGAAGAACATACTGTTTTGCCAACTTGCATCTTCTCCATAGTTTGCATTTTCGGTGCAATACTTAATTACTTTGTTTAGATTCCAATTTGGGCAAATGAATTGTTGATTTTCTGGTTTAGATTCTTCCCAATAATCTGCTAAATCATCTACACTTCTTAGTTTACCAAACCCACCGTCTTCTCTCAATGCTTTGAGTAAGATACTAGAGTATGAACCTCTGTATGTTTTACTTACTACAGTCTTTTGACAAGTGAAGAATTTTGGGTCTACGATATGAAGAACATAAGACTTTGTTAAATCATTGACTGGTTGTATATTTGTTAGACTGTAGATTCTGAATACTTTATCGATTGAGTTATCTGTACCTGAGAATTCGCCCTCAGAACCTTCTCTTTGTCTTATCTTCATTGTAAGAGATTCTTGACCAACAAGTTTGAAGTTTTTAATTATATCTAGACCATCGACAATAGACAATCTACCTGATAAGAAAGGTTTGTCTATCGATTCAAATATTTTGATGCTCGTTGTTATGCCTGATATGTCAATCGTATCTCCCTCTGGATTGACTATAGTAAGGGCATCAACAACAAGTTCTCCTTGTTGTAAATTGCTCATGCTCTCATTACTTTTTCAAATCGTCTGACTATCGTATCAATTAAACTAGGTCTGATGACTTTGATTTTTCGTTTTTCCTCGTTGATGTTCTGTTCGTTAATATCATGCGATACAGCAGTGAAACCTGCCTGTGGGCAATTTCTTTTTAGACCATCTGCATTAATATAGTATGCGACACCATCTCTCTCTTCGACTACACTTGTTGGTGTAAATGTTCTAGTTGATACTGCACCTGTGATAAGTTCATTCGATTTAAAATCACCACCTTCAATTGCAATTCTATGATGTTCTGGTTCTACTTTAGTGATTCTACCTTCACTTGATACACTTGTTACCTTCTCACCTAAGAGATATTTATTTGACATATCTGCAACTGCTGTCTTAGCACTAACTATCTCTGCCTGTGTCAAGGCAACTGCATATTGACCTGGATATTTTGCAGTCATATATCTTTCAAATGTTTCACTATCTTTGTGCCAATCATAATAGTTTTCTATCTCATTAACTAAAAAGAAAGTCCAATGTAAATCTGGATTACCATATAGTTTTGTTGCAACAACATCTGGTCTCTCGCCATCTTCTATATGATAGTAAGAATAATCGACAATAGATTCAACTGCTTCTTGTTCTATCTTAGACTTACGAAAAAAGTCTTTGATGAAAATGACTTTGCCGTCACCTAACTTATATTGAATCTCTGGAAAGTTTTGAAAAAATTGATTAGCCATCTATATCACCTCTTTGTGACCTTTCAAATATACTTTCTTCTGCACCATACTCATGTTCGAATCTAAGGTCTTGCGATTCTGCTTTGATGACATTGTAATTTCCTTGTGTAAGAATTTTGATTTCTAAGAACTGTAATGTTAATTGAATATGTGCAGGCATTCCGTCTTCGAATGTTGAGAATTTCTGCCCACCTGTGTAATCAACCTGTGCGTTTGAACAAACAGCAGGTAAGAAACCATCTACTTTATTACCCATAGGTCCGTCAAAGTATATATCGAATATGTTTGGATAGTTAAAGAAGTTTGCGTTTGGGTTGTCTTCTGGTGATATAACTTCTTCGCCACCTAATATCGATACATCTGAATATGTATCAGGCAACATCGCCATTCTAAATGTTTCAATGATTTTTAAAACACTCTTCGCCTCTTCTTGCGACCTTGGATAAAAGTCATATGTAAAGTCCCACGACCTGAAAGGCACACCATCTAGTATTTGTTCGTTTTGCGGATTGACTGCTCGACCTGCTCTAAGGTTTGTTAAACCACCTGTCATTTTATTCAGTGT